TCGAGTATTTCCGTGGAACGCCCCATCAAGCAGCAGCAGTAAAAGAGCTAGAAGATGCTCTACCAAAAGAATTGTTAGCTGAGGATGCAGCTTGGTTTGAGGCATGGAAAGCTAGCGGCATTGCTCAAAAGGCAGTTGTCCCTTATGTCCATCAACTTGATTTTGAATACAACGGGCATCGGCGATGTTTAGACGCATCTGCGGCAATGGTCGCGCTGCTGTATGGCAAGGTCAAAACCGCCGAAGAGTATGGGGAGGTACGGAAAAGATTTGGCGACACGACCGACGTGTTAGCCCAAGTGAGGACACTGAGAGAGCTTGGTCTGAACGCCGAGTTCAGGAATGATGCAGATGCGGCTTTGCTTGAAGCCGAGGCTGCCTCAGCGCGCGTAACTCTGGTTGGATGGCTCCATCGCGGCAATATGCTTCGGGGCGAGCCGCCAATGTGCGACTCGCAGTCTTGCGGTCATTGGTCCGTAATCGTTGGTTTTGAAGGAACCCAATCAACCGGAGATGCACAGTGGGTTATGCATGACCCAATGGGCGCTCCAGACATTGAGCGTGGTGGCCACCCACACCGCTACGGAGGCAAGAACGTCAGGGTGCCGCGCAGCACTTTCAATCAACGCTGGATGGTTGAAGGTCCAGGCTCTGGCTGGGTCATCCTTGTAGACGACGAATAATTGGGGCACTGCGCATGGTTCTCGCGCCATGAGCTAATTAGCAGGCCGGGTGCCCCTGGCAAGCCTGACTGACCCGGCTCATAAGAGTGGGAGGTCTGATGCTAGTGCCTGAAAGTTCGGTAACCTGTGGATTTGAAATAAATGGCAGTTCTTAGCGACTGGGAGATCCGTCTGAAGTGTGACGGCAGTCAAATGGTGTGGCCTTTTGCTCCAGAACTGTTAAATCCAGCATCCCTTGACGTGCGCCTTGGCGATCACTTGATGATCGAGTCGATCGAGAGCCCCGACTTGAAGCGTTTAGACATCTCAAGCAGGACACAAGATGACCCATACCTTCTCTTGCCCGGCGAGTTTTGCCTGGCTGAAACACTTGAGCGATTTGATTTACCAGAAGACGTCAGCGCACAGTTTGTACTCAAGTCAAGCCGTGCAAGGGAAGGTCTCAATCATCTTCTTGCTGGCTGGTGCGACCCAGGCTGGCATGGCAGCAAGCTGACGCTTGAGCTAAAAAACGAGCGTAAGCACCATCCACTGCCGCTCTATCCAGGGCTAAAAATTGGACAGATGGTATTTCACGAGATGAGTTCAGTCCCAGCTCAAAGCTATGCACTAGTTGGTCATTACAACGACCACCTAACCGTGATGCCGTCAGCGGCGTAATGAGCAATTGGTATTGGCTTTACAGCTATATTTCTGCATTTTGGGCGACAGTCGTTGTTGGCTGCGCCCAACCAATCAACTGGGACAACTGCTGGCCGCCAGACTGGCTATTGCAAGGTGTGCATGATTACATGCACGTAAGGTCGACGCGCCCTTATTCCCAAGAGCGCAAAATCCTGCAATCCATGGAGCAACATGATGGCCTGGAATGAATGGATGGTTGTAGAAAGAACTCTTGAGGAGGAGCTTGCTCTTGAGCGTGCGGTCAGAGCAGTCGAGAAGATTCCAGACGTTGAAACACTTCAAGGGTTAGCTATCGCATTGACCAGACAAGCCTGGCACCAACAGAAGTTGATTAAGCAAGCAGTGGGTCATATCGCAGAGATGGACGCTGTTTATGCGTCGCTCGAATAAAGCTTTTTGAGTTCAGCGATCAAGGCAATCACGTATTCCTCCTCGGACTCCCGGAAGTAGCGGGTCATGCCGTTGTACTCAACCCGCCAAAGCTTGATGCCATCTTTTTCGACAAGTTCAAGGCTTGTCATTTGACCAAAAATACGCGCAGTCTTTAGCGAACGTGCCTCCAGTCATTCTGCCCTCTGGACATCCAACGCTGCAGTTGGCTTTTACGATTTCCCAGTGAATGCAGTTCATGCATCTAGGTTGACTGCTGCTAAGGCATTTCGCATCAGCGTAAAGCTGCTCAGCTTCTAAAACAGCATCAGGAAGCTCCACCGCCGAAAGCTTATAAACCATTTTCTCCTTCTTCACCTTTATCTTGACGTGCCACACACCATCGTCCTGGCTTAAAACCATGCGACCGGCGTGATAACGCAAAGAAGACACGTTTTATTTGTATTTTTCTTTGATTGTCTCGGCAAGTGCAAGGGCTGCAGATTCAGTCTCCTGAGTCGGTCCCCAGTGAACAACCTTGCCGTCGAAGAACCATGGCTTGAATACGCAAAGATTGCCGTAAGGACAGGGATGAGCGCCACTGCTCATTGCAGGAACGGCTGAGCTGTATGTCATGTGATGTAAGGCCAAGAAGCTTGAGTGTCGCTTTGCCACACCTCAGGGTCAACTTTTTGAGCTACGGCATAGTTTCGAAAGATCTGCTGCAGCTCGCTGAGTGGGAGGCCTAATTTTGCAGCTTGTTTTGCCACATTGGTTTGTCCCTTGTACAGCTCATCAAGTGCATCTTCAAGTGTCATGGTGCAAGACGCGCTTTCCCTAGTCGTTTCTGCACGTAGTAATCCATGACCTGCGGCGCCCAAGACTCAAGGCAAGGCAGAATCAACTCGCAAAGTTCGACGATTTCTTTTTGAGCGTCAAGCTTGGACCTAAGGTCAAGAAAGTGCAGAGCACTTCTCAAGTTGAAACTGACGACAAAGTTTTGCCTGAAGTTGAATGGCAGCATGTCTCTTGCATGCTCTTCTGCGTGGCCATCTTGCAGCTTGTATGCGTAAACCTTGGATAAGTGCTTGGCAATCTCGATGTCGGTCTTACGCATGGTTTCGCTGTAGGCATACTTCCTGCCACCTCTACTCCTGTAACTACCAACAGGCCTGAAGTAAAACAAGTCCTCGATATCAATGCCATTCTCGAAGAAGTACTTGTAAATACGCTGGCCGGTGTAGCGCATTGACTGAACATCAAAGCTGACCCCAACGCGATGAGTTCTGGCTTGTTGCATTACAGAGTGAGGAAAGCCAGTAACTGACAGGCTGATCTGCGGGTGCTCCAACGGGCCATAGTGTCCTCTCTCGCCGTTGAGCAAATGCTTGACTACCAGCGCACCAGCGTCGAGTTCAGAAGGAGCCTGCACATCTGCAACGGAACCTTCGTAGTAGTCCTGGTGCATCGCGAGCCATATCATTCGCTGTGGCTCAAAAGTTTGACTCAGGACTTTGACGTAAAAACGAGAATCGAGCATTGATCAAAGATTGAATTCTTTTTTGGTTTGACTATCAGCTAAAAGTCTTGCTTTTTCGTATAAACGATCAGCTTCAAGCGGACCAATACGCTTTGCCACCTGCTGCCTGAAAAATGACAGGTGGTATTGAGTATTGAAAGGTACGTGCGAAGGTGGCTGATAAGCATCGACTCTTTCAAGAAAAACTTTTACCACCTCTTTCTTGACGCTTAACTTATGCAGCCAGTCATAATCTTCACAGTCCTTTTCCTTGTTAAATTTATCGTTTATTCCATCAAGCGCTCTTTCAAGTTCAGTCTTTAGAGACTTGGCCTCGCTTGGAGAGAGGCCGTTGATGTCATCAGCGTACAGGCGTCTATCTAAATATCTGCTCTCGAAAAAAGAGTTATCAAAAAACTCCTGCGTGTACTTGGTTTCAGGCATTGGATAATACTGTAAGAGGTAATTTTAAGGCAAGGTTACCTTGATCGCACAAATGCTTGGCTGAATGTGAGCCAGTGGGTTGGCTCTTCTAATCATCCATGCGCCAACTCGGCCGACAGGCTGCAGCAAGTTGCTTGGCTCCGCTGGAGGAATTGGCTTGATGTACTGAATGGTCCAGCTTGGAGGCTGGATCAGCATGATTGGGCGCCTGGTCCCCCACCGCAGCAGGGTCAGCCCAACACGCTCAGCTGTTTTCGACAATTGCATTGATAAGTACCTGCTGTCCGTTTGCTAATTCAACCGCATCTTGAAAGTCATTCAGTAGTCCCAGCAAGCATTCTGCGGGAATTGGAACACTCGTGTCCCCCGGCAAAGACTCAAGGTCCCGCCGGGTCTGCTCAAAGATCAGCTGCCAAGGTGAGCTTGGGATTTCCATTTCAGAAGAAGTCGTCCTGCTTTGGCTCAACCACCTGTCCGGCCGTGCCCTCCGCCAACGTAGCTGCAGCACTGTCAACCGACGCTGACTGCTCTTTTTCTTCTGCTGCGCTCTTGGCTTCCTTGGCAGCCATCATGACCTTGTAATTAGGTTCATAGCTGAGGGCAAGGTACTTTTTGCCCTTTTTTGACTCTTGCTGATACCCAGAAATCTTCACAGGAACAACAACCTCGTTGAGGTAATCGTCGGTTTCCAAAGAATCACTTCTAAGCGCATAATGCAAATACTCAACCAGCATGGGCAGTTGAGACTTAGGGATAGAAAGAGTCCCTGTCATGTGAGGGTAGTTTTTATTAGGGTCGTACTTGTCTTTGTACAGCCTTTGATGATCTTCAGCGGTGTTCTTGAAGATGTTGGACTTAAACTTGAATTCCATTGAATTACTCGTGAGAAACGATGTTGTTCTCTTCATA